TCACTGCAGGCGCCAACCAGGTTGAAAGATCACCCGGTTGCCCAGGCGGCCTGGCGCCGGTTGATGCGCATGTATGGCGAGCTGCAGGCGACTGTGGTCACCCGCATGGACATGGACCTGCTGGTTGATTACTGCATCCTGATGGAACAGGTCGGCGAGCTGGACGAATTGCGCAAGTCAGCGATGGATACCTGGCGGGCGATGCAACAGGCCTGGCCGGAGATCGTAGCCAGTATGGATGTGAAGAAGATCCTCGAAGCCTCAGCCCTGCTGCAGGCGACTTACAGCGACATGATCAAGCTGGACGGGCGCGTCGACCGCAAGCGGGCATTCTTGCTGCAGCTCCGCCAGTCGTTGTACCTGACGCCGCGCGCCCGGGCTGCGGCCGTGCCTGAGAAGAAGGAAAAGCCGGAAGAACCAGACGAACTGGAGAAGCTGCTGGACGATGTGGAGAACACCCTGAACAATGAGAGACCAAAATGAAGGTGAGATGGATCTGCTTTGTGCTGTTGATCGCGATGCTGGCCGCCATGTTTAGCGAAGCGAAGGCGCAGCGAGCGGTCAAGTTCTTCGAGTCCTTGAAGCACACGAAGGGCCAGTTCTTTGGCCAGCCCTTTATCTTGCTGGATTGGGAAAGGCAGATCATCCGGGATGTGTATGGCACGCTCAAGGATGATGGCACCCGCCAATATAAATATGTCTATGTTGAGATCCCTAAAAAGAATGGCAAGAGCGAGCTGGCAGCTGGCGCAGCGCTATACCAGCTCTTTGCTGATGGTGAGAAGAACGGCGAGGTGTACGGATGCGCAGCCGATAAGGACCAGGCCAGCCTGGTATTCGATGTGTCGGTGGATATGATCGACCAGGTGCCCGCTTTAAAAAAGCGTGCCCGATTGAACCTGAGCACCAAAAAGATCAGCGATCGTGTTTCCAAATCATTTTATAAAGTCATGTCGGCCGAGGCTTATACCAAGCACGGCCTTAATTTGAGTGCGTGCGTGTTTGACGAGCTGCATGCGCAACCCAACCGGGACCTGTGGGATGTAATGACCTTTGGGGCCGGGGATGCTCGCCGGCAGCCAATCTGGTGGATCATCACCACAGCTGGCGACGATCCGGATCGGGTTTCGATTGGTTGGGAAGAGCATGAATATGCGGCGAAGATACTCGCCGGCGAGATTGTCGACCCGACCTGGTACGTGGTCATCTTTAATTATGCGGGAGAGGATATCTATAATGAGGCCAATTGGGCCAAGGCCAACCCCTCCCTGGGCACCACCATCCAGGTTGAATCGGTGCGCGAAGCTGCTGAAAAGGCGAAGGTCAAACCGGCCGAGGAACGCCTGTTCCGCTGGCTGCGCCTGAATCAATGGATCCTCACGAAGTTGACCACCTGGCTGCCGGTCAGCCTGTTCGACGAAACGGTTGGGGAGTGGACGCGGGATGAGCTACTGGGTAAGGACTGTTACCTGGGGCTTGACCTATCCACCACCACCGACCTTTCGGCGCTGGCGGCGATCTTCCCACCCCAGGGAACGCAATATGATTGGCGTGTGTTTTGGAAGTGCTGGATTCCGGAAGAGAACATGCTCGAGCGCATCCGCAAGGACCATGTGCCTTATGACCAATGGATGAAGGACGGATGGATCACGGTCACCCAGGGCAACGTGGTGGATTACACCCGCATTCGGGATGATATCCTGGAGATCAAGAAATTCCATAAGGTGGTCGAGCTGGATGCTGACCGGGCCTTTGCCACCATGCTTCTTCAGGAGCTCGAGGCGGTAGGAATAACGTGTGTGGATGTCCCTCAGACTTTCGTAAGCCTGACCGACCCGTTGAATCAGACAGAGATCCTGCTTAAAGGCAAGAAAGAATTGGGCGATGTGAAGCCTGTTTCCGGGACTCTCTTGACCGGTCGGATGACACACGAACCCAATCCTGCAGCCAGGTGGTGCTTTGGGAATACCAGCATCGCCACCAACGGGCAGGGATTTATTAAATATGTCAAAGAGCACCGCGGTAAATCAGTGGTGCGTACCAAGCGCATCGACCTGGTGGCAAGCTGGGTCACTGGTATGGCCCGGGCGCGCTTTTATAAGGGCAGCCTGGATTTATCAGAAAAAATATTATCGGGCGATTGGGGTATGTGAAATGAAGTACTCATCGGATATTTTGATCGTTGTAGGAGAGGCTCTGTTGGTGATCGGGTCTTATTTTCTGGAACCTGTGGCAGCCATTTTTACTGCAGGGGCTCTATTGATTGCCGATGGCGTCATAATCGGCCTCGCCCGTGGAGGTAAAGTCAAATGATCTTCGAACAATTCGTAAAATCCATTCGAAACCAGGCGCCATCGGAGGTAATGTCTCTGCCTCAATTGGTCGAATCCTTTGGTCTAACATCCTCTTCTGGACAGACGGTTACAGCCGAGAAGAGTAAAACAGTGGCGACGGCTTATCGGTGCATCAACGTGCTGAGCGACGATGTAGCCAAGATGCCGCTGCAAACGTTCATCTCGAGGAAACTCGGACAGATCGAGCGGATGCGACCATCGAGCATGATGCAGAATATCGCCTGGCTGCTGGAGATCTCGCCCAACCGCAATATGGTCCCATTCATTTTCAAGAAGACGCTGATGCAATGGCTGATCACCTGGGGAAATGCCTATGCCTGGCAGCCACCAAGACGGCCTGGGCAGCGGCGGGAAATCTTCGTACTGAATAGCAGCGCCACCTGGCCCTATTACGACCTGGACGGAAATATCTGGTACCAGACAACCTTTTCGAATGGAGAGACGCATTATCTACCGGATGTGGAAGTGATGCACCTGCTGATCAACAGCGTGGATGGGATCAATGGACGATCGGTGATCACCTATGCGCGTGAATCGCTGGGGCGCCAGCTCGGGGCCTACCAGACGGAGGGAAAATTCTATTCGCAGGGGCTGAACCCTTCGGGAATTATCTGGTCGGCAGGTGAGCTCAACAAGGAAGCTCGCAATAAGATCCGTGACTCCTATGAGGAAGCGATGGGTGGCTCATCGAATGCCTATCGCCTGGCAGTGATGGACAGCAAAGTCACCAAATTCGAGCCGATTACGATGAAGGCGGTAGACATGCAGTTCCTGCAATCGATCGAAGCCACCGATCGGGAGATCGCCAATTTCTTTGGCATGCCGCTTTATAAGCTGAACATGGGCAAAGAAGCCTATGCCAGCAACGAACAACAGAACCTGGATTACCTTTCGACAACCCTCGATCCCTACCTGGTGCAGCTCGAGCAGGAAGCGGCTCTGAAGTGGCTGAGTGAGGAAGAGCAGAATTATACCTATTTCCGCAGCAACCGGGATGTGCTGCTGCGCACGGACGCCAAAACCCGGTCTGAAGTGATTGAAAAGAGAATCGAATCGGGTGTGTTAACGCCAAATGAAGGCCGGGAGATCGATGATTTGCCAGCTTATGAAGGTGGCAACAAACATTATATGCCGGCGAATATGATGGCGGTGGAAGATCAGACGGTAGTTGGGACTAAGTCAGGAGCTTAGGAGGTTTTTATGAGAGAACCCATGCGTGTAATTGAGGGGACGGCCAAGCCCCATGAGCCATTTTGGCGTTTCCGCAATGCGGACGAGAGCGAATCGGGCGAGGTGGAGATGGAATTATTCGGTCCAATCAGCGAATATTCCTGGTGGGGCGATGAGATCACTCCGCAGATGTTCAAAGATGAACTGAACGCCAAGGGCAAAGGGCAGCCAGTGACCTTATTGGTCAATTCACCAGGCGGAGAGGTCATCGCAGCGTCGGTGATCCGCTCGATCATCCAGGAATACCCTGGAAAGGTCACGGCGGATATCATCGGTCTGGCAGCCAGTGCGGCTACGATCGTGATCACCGGGGCGGACCATATCCGCATGCGCGAATCGGCTTTGTTTATGATCCATGATCCATCAGGAATTACATGGGGCACAATCGATGAGATCAAGCAGTTCCTGGATATCCTGAAGACCGTCAAAGATACTATCGTCGATACCTACCAGACCAAGACCGGGATGAAGCCGGATAAGCTGGCCAAGATGATGACTGACGAGACCTGGATGACGGCCAGGGAAGCCAAGGATTATGGTTTCATCGATGAAGTAGTCAAGGGCAGCATCAAGAAAGCGCCGGCGAACCTGATCCCGGCCGGGTTTGTCAACTGCCTTTCTCATTATGTAAACGTTCCGGAAGCCCTGCTGATGCAATCGGCTCCGGTTAATGTTGACCCGGCGCAGCCGGGAACCCCACCGGTGGGAAATACCGGGGATCAAGTGGCGGCGGAACGCCTCCGCGCCGAGGTCAAAATTCTCAAGAAGGAGTAGATAATGGACCTGAAAAGATATTTCGATGCTTCAAATGCGGCGGAAGCGAAAGTACAGCAGATCGCCGCGCAGATCAATGACCTCTTTGAGGCCAATCAAAACGACGAGGCTTTAAAGCTTCGCCCCCAACTGGATGCAGCCAAGGATCACGCCAGGGATGCCCACCAGCTTTACTTATCCATGCAGGCAGCCACACTGCCCGAAGGTGATCCCGGACGGAAGTTTGTCAAGACCGGCGGCGATCAGGAACCGAAGGACATCACCGACCTGCGCGCCAGCCCGGAATATAAGCGGGCATTTTGGGACGCCTTCAAAAATGGCGCAACTCCCAAATCAATCCGATCGGGACAGCACAGCGCCGAGAAATATGGCATTCTGCTGGATGCCCTGACCGAAACTGGCGATGCCGGCGACGAAGGTGGCAACCTGCTTCCCTCAGATTTTGACGGCAAAATCAAGGAACTGATGCGCACCTACACTGACCTCGCCAATCCGGCCTGGTTCAATATCGAGGATGTGACGGCCTTTACAGGCTGGCGGGCGGTTGAGCAGGCGGGACCGGCAGCTCCTTTTGCTGCGCATACCGAAAATCAAGCCGTATCCGAAGC